GTACCATTTCTCCATCAGCATAACCTATTCTACCACCATCTTTTACACCTTGACCTAGGAATTGTAAAAATTCTTTGTAAGCATCTTCATATAATCCCGGATCTTCATCTCCTAAAGGATATTTTAACCTACCATCCTCATTAGTTTTAAGTTTTAATCGTTCCATAATTGTTGATACATAACCTTTAACAAATTTAGGACTTTGTAATATAGCTTTTGCCGCTGGATTTTCTTTTTGGTAGTTGTTTATTAAATTAATATTAACTTGTTTTTCTCTTTTAATTTCTTTAATTCTAGCTGCATCTTCTGAAATATTAGGATCCAATGTTTCTAATTCATCTTCTAATTTAAATTGTTCATTTAAAACAATTTTTAATTCGTCCGCGATCTCCAAAGCTGCATAAGTTTTACCACCCTCACCACCAACCATGTCAGCTTTTGCTGCTATCAATGTTTTAAACATATCAGATTCACTAGCGTATCTTTGTTCATCAGCTGATTGTTTACCTTTCATAAATTCTGTGTAAGGATCTTTAGCTGATGTTGCAACGTCAGCTAAAATATTACCTGATGTAGGTCTTGATACTAAATCAAGTCCCATACTAATTAAAAAATCATTTATGTTTGTGCCTCTTGGCTTGTAAGACATTTGACTTGCTAAGTCTTTTAGCTGTTGCATATTCATGTTTCTAAGATCTATTTTAGATAGATCGTTTTCTTTAACAAGATTATCTTCGTTAGTTGCGTAACCCTGTCTAGGTGCTTGTAATCCAGATGTAATACCTTCGGCACTACCACCCATTCTAAACATTGGTCTTCTTAAAGTTCTATTCATTAATCTTTTTTTCCTCTAACGTTACCGTAGATACCGCCAAGAGTTGATCCTACTCCAAGAGCTGTTGCTAATGCACTTGGACTTCCTTGGTTTTGGAATTGATATTGAGGTCCCATACCACCCATTAATCCTGTTAGACCTGATCCTAAGAATCCAAGTCTTTCGTATGGTTCGTATAGTCCCATTCTTTCTTTTTCTCTTTGTGCATCTATGTTTGCTTGTGCAAAAGCTTGATCTGCGGCGCCCACCTGACCCGCTCTTGCTATATCTGTTCCTTGGAATCCTTGTAATGCTCCACCTAATCCTTGTTGATATTGACCTAATCCTAATTGACTTTGTGCTAGACCAGCTTGTTGTTGTGCCAGTGCACCTCTTTGACCTGCCATACCAGCTTGTTGTCCAGCTTGTCCTGCTAGTGCAGAACCTAGACCAAGTTGTGCTTGACCTAATCCTAATTGACCTTGAGCAAGTTGTGCTTGTTGTCCAGCTAAAGATCCTGTTGCTTGACCTAATCCTAATTGACCTTGTGATAATGCCATTTGATTTTGTAAATCTGCTTGTCTTGCAGCTTGTGCTTGACTAAATCCTTGTGCTTGTAATTGTGCTTGTAATGCTGCTCTGTTTCTATCTGATGCTGTTTGGTATTCTGCTTGCATAACACCTTCACGACCACCACCAAAACCACCAAGTGCTACTGCTTGATCTGATATTGCTTGTTGTCTCATAGCTGCTTGTTTATCAAACTCTGCTAATGATGTATCAATGACTTGTGATTGATAGGGTGACATATAAGAAGCTAGTGACCCTGTTCCAGTTCCAGCACCTGTTCCAGTCAAAGCTGCAGCTTGACCAAGACCTGTTCCTGCTGCACCAATAAATGATGGTACTCCGCCAAGTGTTGTGCCAGCTTGACCTAACCCTGTCCCTGCTGCACCTATAAAAGGTTGTGCTCCTGCAGTTGTTGTACCCGCTGTACCTAAAGCTGTTTGTGCTCCTGTTAATTCTTGTCCTGCAATTCCTAATCCTGTTTGTGCTAAACCTAAACCAGCCCCTGCTGTAGTTCCAGCTGTCCCTGCTGCTTGTACATATGGTTGGTAAGCACCAATACCTGATGTTGTTAACCCTGTTGCTTGTTGTTGTAATGCTGTTTGAGGAGCAACCTTCGGTGCCATTGCTGATATTTGTGCACCTGTAAATGGCGTTGCCGCCAGTTGACCCATGGCATCAGTATACTTTTCTGATAATGCCTCTATCTTTGGGTTAAATAAATTTCGTTGTTCTGTTGCCATTATAATACTTCTTCCAATCTTTGTGATGTTGCAAACATTTCTCTAGCACCAGATAATCCTTGTGATCCTTTAGATACTTTACCACCTGCTTCTAAATTCTCCATCATGTTCTCCATGATTTCTGCTCCTTTGTCTATATCTCCGCCTCCTGCATTTCTAACAGCATCTGCAGTAAATACAAACTCATTTTTTGATAATCTTGCTGGAACATCATCAGCTCTTTCTTGACCACCGATAGGTACAAAGCCGCCTTCGTTTCTATAATCTTTTTCCATACCACCCATGTCCATCATGCCACCTTCTTGGGCCATGATCCGTGGTTGTTGCATCATTCCTCTTTGTGCCATCATTTGTCGTTGCATCATAGGATCCATCATAGGTCTTGGCATTTGATTTGGCATTGTTGTTGTATTAGCCATACCTGTAGATTCATCATCCGAGAATGATTTAATATTTTGACCATCTAATTGTAATGTTATCGGAGGCATACCTGCATTACCACCCATTGAAAACTGTGGTCGTTTCATAGAATACAAAGCACCTAATGCTTTTGATCTAAAATTTTCATCATCATCATCGTCATCACCACCCTCTGCAAAACCGATACGTCCACCGTTAGCTGAAAACTGAACAAAGTCTGTTGGAATAGGTGCAAAGTTTTCACGTTCTTCATTTAATCTTCTTTCATAATCTGCGTAAGGATCAGGCATATTTTTATTTGCCATCATAGTGTATAAACCAGCCAGTCCTGACAAACCTGTAATTGTTCTAAAAGCATTTTCTGGTTTAAATGCTGATTCTGCTATATTTCTAAAACCTTCAGTTATACCTTCAAAACCTCCACCGCCGCCACCTTTAGTAAGCATACTAGTAATATTTCCTTTAAGAGGATTACCAAATAATGGATTTCCTTGTAATAAGTTTCCACCAAAATACATTAATGCCATCTTACCCAATGGACTCTTAGCTATTTTTTTAAATCCTTTAAATGCTTTTTTAAATGGTTTTGTAATTTTTTTAACAATCTTACCTAAGAAGTATCCTTGTCTAAGGTCCGCGATCCCTCCACCAGCATAATTGGCTCTACCGCCATTTGCTAATGTTATCATATTAGTTGTTGGATCAAGCATATTAGAAGGTAGGTTAGAATAAAAATTACTTGCACCTGGTATTAAATATTGATTTGAGTATTGACCTGTAACTGGATCTGTAGGTATAATCGGTGGTGTTGTATCTTCTTCTTCTTCATCTGGTATAAAAGGTATTGTTTGTTGTCTAAATTCTTGACCACCGCCATCTCCACTAGTTTCTGTTTGTTTAAATCTGTCTAAGTATTTTTGATAACCAAATTGATTTAATATATCTAAATTACTAGGATTTAATAAACTTTCACCTGTTTCATCAGTTAAATAACCTTCACCTAATTGACCTTCTAAAACTTCTCTTTCTTCATCTGTCAAAGAAGAAATAAATTTTTGTCTTTGTTTTTGATTATTAAATGCTTTAATTTTTTTCATAGTTTTCATTGCTAATGTAAAAGGACTTGGAACAGTAATTTTTTGTTTTGGTTCATCTGGGATTGCATATGTTTTTTTAAATTCTTCTTGACCTTTTTTATAAGCACCTGGTGGTAGATCACCACTAACGTAACTAGGTCCATCTCCACCCATACCTTTTGATTCGGCACTACCTGGTGCTCCACTTCCACCTTGATACTGACCAGCACCTTGGTCTCCTCCTTTTGGATCTTGACCACTATAACTTCCACCAACGTATGCACGTCTACCATCAAGACCCATAATACCACCAAAGGCAGCACCCATTCTATCTTGTTCTAGTGATCTGTAATAATCTCTTGGTGACATAAATTGTTCACCAGCTTCTTCTTGGCCCATTTTATAATTTCTATATTCATCTATCAAACCAGACTTCATGGCCATATTGCCAATACCTTTTTCATTAGAACTCATCTGTGCTTCAGCTGCAATCTGTTCTAAAAATTGTTGCATGGACATTGGCTCAATACCTTGCTCTTCCATTTCAAATACATATTTTTGATACTCTTCTTCTAATTGAGCCATTTGAAATTCTTGCATCATTCTTTGATCTTCTTGGGGTGATTTAGGTCCTTGATTACCTGAGTAAGTAATTTCTGGTGCACCTGTGTCTAGTGATTCTAATCCTGTTTTCATATAATTTTTTAAGTTAATTTTAAAAGCAGGAATTTAACCTGTGGTTTCTTACATTACCTGTTTTTGTCAGGTAAATCAAGCTTATGTTGTAACTACTCTTTTTTTAACTTCTAAAGCAGATAAGACTACATGTAATCTATTTGCTGTAGCTGCAGTTACTTTTAATACTTCACTTTCCTCTAATACAAGAGGTGCTGTAAGTAATTCTGTTGTTGCATTAGCAGATATTGATTTAGTCTTAAATAAACTAAACACGGCCGATGCTGTATCAGTAATAGTTACCGTTATAGTATCTGAGTTTCCTGAGTCTTCTGATACTATTATAGATTTTATAATAGATGTCGTAGCACTAGGCACTGTATATAATGTTGTAGCACTTGTTGTTGTTAAATCTACTTTTTTATTTGTAAATGTATTAGCCAAAATAATATGCCTCTGCTTCTGCTTCGTCTTTTAAATCTTGTTGAAAAGTTGTGTTTAATTTTTGCACGATACTATCTATATCTCTAACAAATGATTGTTGTATTTGTTCATCATACTCTTTTGTAGGTTGTGTAAGTGATTGTACAATTCTAGCCATTATCTTCTACCGTCTGGTTGTATGTCTAATCTAAATGTACCTAGTTTCCAAAATTGACTTGTACTACTATTAGATACTTTTAATGATATTGACCTAGCTCTAGCTCGTGTGTCTATTTTTTGTGTGCTAGATGTTATAGTAAATGGACCTAATGATGAACTAGCTGCAGTGTCATTAGGAAAATCTTTTAAATTTAAAGTCACAACACTATCACCTGTTTGTGATAAAAAGTCTGGTAACACTCTTCTAATTTTCATCATAAACTCACCGTCACCTTGTAAACCTTGATTACCTATATCAAAATCTCCTGATTGTATGTTTGCAGTAATAGAATTTGTTGCACCTTCTTTAATTTCATCTAATCCTTTTTCGTGTTCAAAGTATGTTGTTGTACCATCAGTACATCCAATAACATGATCTTTGTTTGTAGTTGCTGTTGTATCACTACTGTTATATTCTGTTGCATGTGGCTTACCAAAAACAGCTGAGTCTTGCCATGCAGATCTTGCTAACGTGCCCGTGGTCCACACCGGTCTTTCTGGAGTTGAGTCTAAGTAGTTATAACAAACCATACGATTAACGGTTCCTGATCCAGAATTTGGATAAAACCACATAACCTCACCAAACAAGTTATTTAATCCTGCGTTAATGTGTTGTTTAGGTATTGTATTAATGTCATCATAAACATGGTCTTCAACTAAACATGCAAGTGATTCTAGCTTACCAGTATATCTAAAGAAACCATTTTCTGACATCCAATATGCAGAACCATCAACTTCAACAGCTGCATTTTGTCCTATCAATCCACAGTTAGTACCAACTTGTTGAAATGAAAAAGTAAAAGGACTTCCTACAAATCTCATAATAAATAAAGCTGTATCAGTCCAAACATAAATAGCATCACGACCTCTAATTGCACCTATAATTTTTGATCCATCTGCAAGTCTTTGTGTTCCTGCAGTATTAGTAGCAGATGGTGCATAAGATGTTGTTTCATCAATAGATTCTTGGTCCGAGAATCGTATAAACATTTCATCTCTTGTACTTGATGTACCAATAGTTGTTTCTGTTCCAAAAAATATTAAGTGTCTGTCTGGCGTAGATACTAAACTAAAACTAGACGCTGTTGGAGCATTAGCAAGTATAGTTGCTCTTGTTGCATTTGCTGTTGTAGGATCTGAGTCCCATTCAAATGTTTCTCCACCTGATATAGTTGCAATAAGTTTGTTACCAAAATTATCTAAAGACCATAAACCAGGTGCTGTAACAATATCTCCTGATGCTGCAGCATTCCATGCAAAAAAGTTTGATGCATCTGTAACTGTTGCACCAGATGAATGTATTGCTGCTGTTGTACCAGCTGCTCCTCTTGTTAATCCAGATAATGTACCACCACTATTTCCAGTATAAGTTATTAGTTCAGAACCAATTTGTACTGTACCAGAAGATGCAAACGATGTTGAGCTTGCCATAGTTAATGATGTAACTGATGCATTTATTCCCGATGATAATGTAGATGTAAATTGTCCTGATTGTGTACCACCCCATTGACCAAGTCCCCAACCTGTTGTTGCAACTTCAACCGCTGGTCCTACTGGATAATAGTGTTTAACACGAATACCACCAGATGTACTAGCTCCTGATCCTGATTCGTTAGATGCCATAGTAACTGTTAACGTAGTAGTTGTTGGTATAGTTGTTACTTGAAATTTGTTGTCATCAAAATTACCTGATAAAAAACCAGAATCTGTTATAGATGTAAAATTATCTAATAATATAATGTCACCTTTATTTATATTGTGTGCTGATGCAAAAGTTATTGTAACAGTTGCTGATCCATTAGTTGTAGAAAATGCATTTGTTAAAGTTGTTGTTGCTTTGATTGGATGTATGTCATAAAATATACCACCAGAATAAGCGTATAGTATTCTGTTTGTACCTAAAGCTGCATACTTAATACCACTTGCATTTACAAAATGGTGTATAGCTGTGTTACGTCCTGTTAAATCAACGGACCCTAACTGTGCCCAACCTCCTATTTTTTCAGGTGTGCCATATCTAAATCTAACATTGTCACCTTCTATCCATTGGCCTTCGCCTCCGGTTGCTGTAACTTGTTTATTAAATCCTGGTGCAAATTTTACTTTTTGTAACATATAAAAATCCTTAATAGTAAGGCAGGAGATGGTGTGGTGGAATCTCCCGCCATATTATTATATACAATATTATTTAGGTAGTTTAAAGCCTTTATACCAAGCAGGCAACCCTAAAAATGGTCTCTTATCATATAGATTTTCTTTAGCTGTTTTAGATGATGATTTGTTATAATGTAAAAATACTTGTCCACAGTCCTTACCTGTAAACTCTTCTCTCCAATGTTCTAGTTCACAACCAGAATATATAAGCATGTCTCCAGGGTTAAGGTCAACTTTAATTCCAGCTTGACCTTGTTTACCTGTTGGATCTAGATAGATTGACCATGGGTCACCACCTAAATTTAATGTTGTTGATATCTCACATGAATATCTATCTTTATGTCTAGCTAATACATCTCCTTTTTTATATATTCTTGCATAAGAATAAGTCTCACTTAATTTTAAACCCGTATGTTTTTCCATAACAGGTTTTACTTGTTTTAATAAAGTCTCCATTGCAATGTCACTATAATGTGAGTATGTATTTGGTACTTGTTCATCATTCCATATACCAAAATATTCTGTAAAAGGTGAAATGTATTTTTGATCAAATAAAAATCTTGCAGCTTTTCTTTTGTTTAAAAAATAATTATATACAAAATTAGCAATCTCTGGTGAAATTGCATTTTTTAAAACAGAATATTTATTTTTTTGAAACGCCGATTTTTTTAATGACATTTTTACCTTTCAATTGTTTTTTAAATTTTAAAAAATTATCTATAAAGTTTGGTTTATTTTTTAATGGACTAGATTCTAATATAGTTTTAATAAAAGCTTTTTTCATATCTTTATTTTGCATTTAAAACTACCTTTGGTATTGCTTGACAATTCCAATGTATAAATCTAAATGGCTCATAACCCATATCTACTACGTATTGATGAGGCATATAAGATGGAAAAAACATAGTTCTTCCTGGTTCTACTTTATAACTAATTTGTGATGAAGCATATGTTACTTTTGTTTTATCTATTTCTGGTAAAAGATTCATAACATTACCAGGACGTGGGTCTTCAAATAATGGCATTGATGTTTTGTCACTAGCTTTTAAAAAATAAAAACCAGATATGTGACCATTCCAATGAGTGTGTAAAGTGTGATGACCAGCTCCTTTTTTAGGAAACTCTTGCACCCACATTTCTGTAATAAATAATTGATGATTAGACATATCAAAACCCATTTCTACCAATAAATTATGAGCAGTTGCTCCTATATAATCTTGTAGTTTTTTAAATTTAGGGTCACCTATCAAACTTGTTGAATGAAACACATGTCCCATATCTCCTTTGTTACCAAATTTTTTATTACGTTGATCTATAGATTTTTTTAAATTTTTTTTAGATGCTTTAATATAAGGGTCAGAAGCTATATTTAATTCATTAACAAACCCAGGTTCATCCCCATACCATATGGGAGAAGAAAATAAATTTTCTCTTTGTAATTGTTTTGGAAACATTAATTCTTTTTTTGTTTTTTTCATATTTATTTATATGGCCACCCTAAATTCCAAATAACCAAACTGTTTCTTTCTCCACTTTTAACTGGACATACTCTATGCCACACAAAACCAGGAAATACAACTAAAGATCCTTTAGGTAATATTTCTGTGCATTTATGTACATTACGTTTTTTATCTGGATCTAAATTTCTAAAATCAAATTCTAACTCACCACCTTTATAATTTTTAGGATCTGATAAAGTAACAGTTACGGATAGTTTTCTTATTTTACCATGTGAAGGATCATTTGCACTTTCTCTTTGATAAGGTTTATCCCAACCATCACAGTGCCAATCATAAAATTGACCTTTATTATATTTTGTAAATTGACAAGACTCAGAAAAATCCCATTGAAAATTCCAACCTGCATTTTGATTTGCTTGATGAATGTAGGGTTGTATTTCTTTATATATCCATCTATCACTCATCCAAACAATATCAGAGTTTCTTTTCTTTTTTAAATCTTTTGTTTCTTTTTTATTTAATTTTTTATTTTTATAAGTACCAGTGAGAGCTATTTGATCTTGTAATTGTTTTCCGTAACGAACAATATCATTGCAAATACGTTCTGGAATTGCTGATTTAAAATACCAATAATAATTTGTTAATTGCATATTCTTTCTTTTACCACCATAAAAACAATATATTTATTTTATCCTACTGTCAATGTTCCAGTTACTGTAAATCTAGCTACTCTTTCATTACAACTTCCAACACAAGAAGCAACTGTATTTGTGCCAGGAGATACTGCTAAAGGCACTCCTCCAGGAACTCTTATAATAACTACTCCTGGTCCACCATTACCGCCACCACCTCCACCGCCACCTTCACCACCATTTCCAGTGTTATTAGCAGCATTACTTCTTGGAGAACAATTTGAACAGTTGTTTCCTGTTCCACCCGCAGCATAAGTTACATCTGATCCTGTAATTGTATTTGGAACACCTGATCCAGCAACACCTGTTGTAGCACATGCAGGAGAAGCAGCAGCACCAGCACCACCAGCACCACCTCCGCCACCTCCGGCTCTTCCATTTCCTGGAGTACCAGCACCACCATCATTACCTTGATCTGGATCTGTAGGAGGAGTATTTCCTGAACCACCTGATTTAGCTGTTCCAGAATTAGAACCACCACCTCCACCACCTGAACCTCCGTTTCCACCACATCTAAATGCATGAGCACCAAATCCACCTCCTGCTGATGTAATAGTTGATGTGCCAGCAAAAACTGAATTTTCTCCTACAGAACCATCAGCACAACCTCCGCCTTTAGCTCCTCCTGCACCAATAGTTATAGTATATGACGTTCCTCCAGAAATACTAGAAAAAGGCATTGCAGTTCCTCTTAATGGGGAAGGTCCAAAACCAGTAGCACGATAACCACCAGCTCCACCACCACCAGCTAAACCAAAACCACCTCCACCTCCACCAGCGGCTACTAAATAATTTGCATCAAATGTATAATTAGCAGGCCATGTTCCTTGTTTAACAGCACTAAATTGACTTTTTAAATTCCACACACCACTTGCTTTGTTTAATTCTCTTGTAATAACTATTCCTGAACCACCGTTACCTGCTGAAGGTGCGGGAGGATTTCCTGAACCACCAGCTCCACCTCCTGTATTTGCCGTAGCGTTGTTTCCATTTGTGCTACATGTTGTTCCAGCAGAACCACCTCCTGGACCACCAGCTCCTCCAGAAGTTCCTGGTCCACCGCCACCACCGCCACCACCTCCAGCGTAAACACCACAACTAGGTGCTCCTGGAAAATGTGGACTAGTATCTGTACCAGCACCACCTGCTCCACCACTTTTTGCATTACTTGTTCCACCAGAGTTACCACCTACAGCACCAGATCCACCTCCACCTCCAGATGCTTGACTACATCCTGGAATAATAGCACCTGTACCACCGTTATTACCTTCTGGTGGTGAAAAACTACCTGCATTACCACAACCCTTACCTGGCCCTGGATTTCCATAAGCTCCACCACCAGATCCACCTGGTGTACCTTGTGCTCCTCCACCAGTTGATAAAACTGTACCACATATGCCTACAACATTTGAATTACTTCCTGAATTTTTTGCTGTTCCGCCTGCACCAATTGTAATAGGTGCTGAGTTTGTAGATAAATTAATAGAATCTATAATTCTTAAACCACCTGCACCACCACCGCCACCTTGATCACTTCCACCAGATGCACCACC